AACACCGTCCAATTTGGGCTGAACGTAAAAGGGCTGGCTGATGTACTTTTTACGACTTTCCCATTTGTTGGCGAGCATGGGTAGGATTGTAGTAGCCTTGATATTCAAATTTTTCCACATCGTGTTGGCACGTTTCACAGCACTTTCATAACCGAGTGGAACTTCTGTCACGGATGTAGCTTCTTTGCCTCCAACCTGACCAGACGCCTTAACAATACACCAGCATTCACCCCGCTCTTCGACCCTGATGTCGATGTAGCGCTTCTTGCCGTTTTTGTCAGTGGTAAAAATTGTGTTCATAATGTAGTAGGATGATTCCTGTGGTAAATTATGAAAGGATGGAGCGACTTAAGCCTCCCCCGTTAACGAACATTCCTATGAATATGAACACGATTAGTGTTGGGTTTATTATAATAGGTATACTCTTTTTATACAGGCGATACATCACTACTAAGAATGCCCGTGAACGACCCCGTATTTGATACATTCATCGTATCCAAGATATATGTCGCGTTTCATAAATTGAGACATCTTTTCTTTGGGGATTGAGGTTTCATTCTCGTATAAATTCCAGATGACTGACATGATTTTTTTACACGTCTTCATTTCATCTTTCAGTTCGGTATATTTACCGAAGAACCCAGATGACAGTTGATGAATGAGAATAAATGAATACTTCCCCATGAGACGCTCACTTCCACCGAGCAACATAAAAGTCGCGGCACTACAACACGTACCCTCTGCAATCGTGACGACATTCACACGTGACGATTTTAGAGCATCCATCATACTCAACCCCGAAAAAACATCACCACCGTCACTATGTATATGAACCCTGATCGTGGGTGTATACCCCGGTAGTTCGATAGCCTTTTTCAATAAGTTTACTTCAAGCTTCTTAAACTCGTCTAGGAAGTCGAGTGCGTTCTCCCTATCGACTTCACCATAATAGTATATGTCACACCCATTCACGCGTACGACCTCGTGATCTTGGTCTTCATCTGAACTGTCACTCATTTATTAATAATCGCATCTTCTTTTTAACTTTCGAAACTTCTGCTGGTTTGAGCTTGTTTCCAACTGCGAGGTGATTCATAATATCAAAATCTAAGGGTTCGAGATTGTACTCTATTAAAGGGTTTATATCACCGGATATAGCGTATTTCCGTAATAAACTTAATTCATCTATACCGATCTTAGTTTGATTTTTAGATTGAATTGTGCGGAGTTTATTGCTACGCATTTTATAATTTCCATATTTAGTCCATATACTACCGGGTTGTATATCGTCTACTTTAATGGGTAGTCCCATATTCAGCTTGGGAATCGCCATAGCATGTGCCACGAAAAATGGCATACACCCCCAGTCACCTTTATACATATAATCGTCGTAAATATCTGTCTGTGAGAGTGACTCTGTTATCGCAGCTGTATCACACCCGTGCGAGTGCGTATAGTTTGTAAATATGACATCACATACATGTCCATGTTCGTGAACAGTTTGTGATAAATCGAATGGTTGTGATGTCTTTGACAGTATATCTACGACAATATCTTTAGACGTTCTAAAAACGTCTTTTACATGCGAAAAATTCATATAGTCGAAAAAATTTCGAATATCTCCCTGACATTCGTCAGCCGCCATACGGGCTCTCGGATTATCACACGCCAGGGAACATATAGCATCCGGTGTCCTACGAGGTATGATGATAAGTTTGAAGTTTGGCAACATGTGTACATTTGTAGATGTTACAACAACAGACCCCCGAGTGACTTTCTCGTTCTGTTCCGAAACACGGTCTATAATTTGTTTATGTCCGTGTATAGACGAGTCATAACCGTCGATGAGTATATTTGACGAAGTGTCGCCTATCAGGTTCATGAATGTACTCTTTTTTTGGAAGAGTTCAGAATGTAATTCGATTGTGTTATTTGCCTCTAGTACACTATTCACAATAAAAGTTTTACCACAGCCGGTTGGTCCGCATATAAATACATTTTTACCATCACGTATATATTTTTCCAGTAAATCAATTTCATTTTGATGAAGCGTTGGTGGACGCAACTTTTTTTGTGGTATTATTTTAATGAAAGAGTCCATGGCTGATGAACTTACTGATCAAGCTTTAGATATTTTTTTAGAGAGTGATACAATTCAGACAAGGATATTTGAACCTGTTAAAAGAAAGGTTCTTCCTTATTTAATTTGTATTGGTATCTTTAATGTAATGTTATTCATAATGGTCGCGTATCTGACACGTCGTCTTTCTAAGATTTTATGACAACGTCCTCTAAATCGGAAACATCGTTCCCGCTACGGATCGCGGATAAATCCTTCTTCAATTCGTTACCCATTTCATCCTCACTTATAAACATGTCGATTGGTTGGATGTGCATTATTTCTGGTTTGAAAATTGCGTTATCATCTGGGAACTGCTTTTCGAATGCCTGGATGACAAAATATGGTATTGGTGGGGACTGTTCGATGAGTTTGTCATATTCAGCACGACACGTGTCAATCATAGTTGATCCATCACACGATCGTTCCTCTATCGGAAGTGTCAATTCTAAACGAATCGTTCGCGATAGTTTGCCGTATTGGAGCGAAGCGACGCGATTTCCTTCCATCATTTCGCTTATTTTGAGAAATTGCATGATAGTTGCTATTATACCTGCGATCAAGTTCAACCCACCGATCATCGCAGGTGCCGCACCTCTTATACTAGCAGGTAGCGAACTCTGCGCAAAATTCGCAGTACCCGTGATTGTAGACAAAACAATCACAGGGAGTGAAAACTGCATATTTTGTTTCTTGTAAATCAAAAATGCGTGGTTGTGCATGTACCTGTAACACGCAGAAGCTTCTCCCCACGTTTTCAATATTTGCTCTTGCTGAGGGGACCATGTAAATTTATTTTTTGAACGCACTTTCTTTTCTTTGTCCATATTAAGATATGAATATTATTTTTATTATTCATACCATAGTATTTATATCATCACTCGTGATTCCATTTTCTAGTAATATTAAATTCTTGAAAATGTATTCGGTCATAATACCATTCGTATTTTTTCACTGGGCGATTAATGACGATACATGCGCATTGACACTTTTAGAATCTCATTTGACTGGTGTAAAAGAGAAACACACATTTTTTGGGAGATTGATGAGTCCTATATATAATATGGACAATAAGATGGCTGGACAAACGGTAAAAACTATATTATTTTTACTATGGCTGATGGTTCAACTTAAACTCGGGATACTCCCGCGTCCTAAAATATTTTCCTAGGATATATAAATGAAACGCAAGAACGCGAATGTAGCTGGATATGCGCTGATCGCTATACTTTTGGGTATAATTGGTTACCTTCTATCGAGACCCGAACAGGTCGTGCGTGTCGAAGTTCCCGTCCACGCACCATTTCCCGAACCCACCCGTCAACGAGAACCAGTCCGCAGTCGACAGCCTGAATTTAGGGATCCACCTATAAAAGACTATAAACCTGGTCATGTTCAGCAGATGGGTGTACTCTTAGGTGAGAATGACGAGACACTCCCCTTGTATGGAAAGGAAGTACGTGGAAGGCGTGACCAATATCATTATTATACATCTACACCTGGGCAGCAGATATATTCGATACCTATAACACACGATGGTCGTGACTGTATGGACGATTTAGGATGTAGAGAGTTGTATGGTAATGAGAATGTCAACGTACTTGGCAAAGCTTCTTCCTACGAAGCCAAACTTTACAGGACTGATCATTTCTTTTAAACAAACGTGATACCATACCGCCTTGTCATGAGTTTTTTGGCTCCTGGCATCGACGGTTTACTCCATAAAAGCCATCTAGACCAGAATCCAGCTGTCTTCATACCATTTTTAGTCCACGTTTCACCCATGCGTCCATGACGTGCGAGATACCTTTTCATGCGCGACGGGTCTCCGTGAATCGTATAATCCGAATACCCTTTACCTCCGAAGTCGACATGTGAACCGTCTTCGAAAGTAACCCTGTATTTCTTTTTAGGGTTTGGGCTTCTTTTCAGAGCGACTTTCATATACAAATACAAAATATTAAAATGTTCGCATAACGTATATCATGCTGAACATTAGCAAACCGACGATTCTCAGAACGTTTATCATTTCTACGATAGTATCTTTCTGTGTTTTGGCATTCGTTATGTTTTTTTCTAAGAAGAATGATACGTATAATAGATTTCCCGAAGTATACAAAGAAGTGCGCGAGGGTGTAAAAAATACAAAACCCAAACCCGAGCCCATGCCCAAACCCAAGAAGTCGGTTACCATCGATGAGACTATTCAAAAACCCGTCGTCGTCGAAGAAACTGTCGAAGGTTACCAATTTCCTTAAGAATACATTAATTGAAAAAAATATTGGTTGATAATAGATGTCTCGAACTATTACCGTTACACAAACTAGAACCACACCGGGTAGTCGATCGGCTGCTGGTCAAGTCGCCGGGAGTATTTCCCGCACCCCGGGGAGTATCAGGAGCGTTCGGGGGGGGAGAACACCTAAGTAATCACTGCATACACATAAAACTAAACAA